CAGCTAATGAGCAATTTAAAATTTCAATTAGAAATATTAACTTAGATACAAGAGAGTTTGATGTTATCATTAGAGCTTATTATGATACAGATGCTCAACCAACTATTTTGGAATCATTCTCAAGATGTACAATGGACCCAACTTCAAATAATTATATTGCTAGAAGAATAGGTACATTAAATGGTGAATACCCTTCTAAATCAGCTTATGTTTTAGCTGAATTGGATGACACATCTGATACTAGCGAAGCATTCCCAGCTGGTTTTGTTGGCTACCCAATTAGAGATTATACTTTAGGTTCACCAGCTGATGGTAATACAACTGGTTATACAGCACCATATATGACTTATAAAACAACTTATTCACAATTTGAAAACAAACGTAAAGCTTTCTTAGGTTTATCTGAAACAGTTGGTATTGATTCTGATTTCTTTGATTACAAAGGTGTTCCAGATACAGCGGTTCCTGATATGTGGACTGGTTTAACAAGTGGTTTCCATATGGACGTTGATGCTACTGGCGCTACAATAGATAATGTTTACATTGTTATTGATTCAAGTGGTGGTACTTATAGTCCTGTGTTCTTATTCGATACTGGTGACTGGCAATTTAGAACAAATTCTGGGTTGAATGGTGGTCCATATGAAAAAATATATGCTCGTAAATTTACATTCGCACCTTATGGTGGTTTTGATGGATGGGATATCTATAGAAGCAGAAGAAGTAATTTGGATAGCTTCTTGATAAACGGTACTAACGGTAATAATGGTAGACTTAGTGGTGCATTTGCATACAAAACACTTACAAATGGTGATTTAGGTATCACTTCAGATTACTATGCATACTTAGAAGCTATTTGGACATTTAGAAATCCAGAAGCTGTTAATATTAATGTGTTTGCAACACCTGGTATTGATAATGATTACAATAGTAATCTAATCGAAGAAACAATCGATATGATTGAAGGTGATAGAGCTGACTCATTATATATCATGACAACACCTGATACAGATTTAGCTGGTGACCCACTTAGTGCTGAAGATGTTGCAGACCGTTTAGATGGTATGTATGATAGTAACTACTCATGTACTTACTGGCCATGGGTTCAAATAAATGATACTGAAAACAATGTTTATATGTGGGTTCCACCTACAAGAGATGTTGTTAGAAATATCGCTTTAACTGATAACATTTCATTCCCATGGTTTGCAGTTGCAGGTATTCAAAGAGGTGATGTTGACGCTATTCAGGCTCGTAAAAAACTTACATTGTCTGAAAGAGATACACTTTACGAAGCTAGAATTAACCCAATTGCAACATTTACTACTGACGGTATCAAAATCTGGGGTAATAAAACACTTCAAATTAAAGAAACTGCTCTTAACAGAATTAATGTTAGAAGACTATTGTTACAAGCTAGAAAACTTATCTCTGCTGTATCTATTAGATTGTTGTTCGAACAAAACGATTCAGTTGTTAGAAACCAATTCTTATCTTTGGTTAACCCAATATTAGACAATATTAGAAACCAAAGAGGTTTATATGACTTCCGAGTTGTTCTTTCAAACAGTCCAGAAGATATCGATAGAAATCAATTAACTGGTCAAATATTCTTAAAACCAACAAGAGCTTTAGAATATATTCAGTTAGAGTTTGTTGTAATGAATACTGGTGCTTCATTTGATAACATATAAGGTTATTGACTAAATAATAAAAGAACCCTCTAACCAGAGGGTTTTTTTAAGATTTATTAATAAAAAAGAATAACAATATGATTTTTTAAAAAATTTTTAGAAATCATATATTTATAATAAAAGAATAATAAAAATTAATAAAATAAAAAACTATGGCTGATTTACTAATGAAAATGCCTTTGCCTTACGAGCCTAAGAAAAAGAATCGTTGGCTATTAACATTCCCAGCTGATTTGGGTATTCAACAATGGTGGTTATCTACTGCTTCAAGACCTTCAATTACTCAAAATGAGGTTGAGATTCCTTTTCTTAACACTTCTACATGGGTAATCGGTAGATTTACTTGGGAAGCGATAGACGTTACATTCCGTGACCCAATTGGTCCATCTGCGGCACAAGCAATTATGGAATGGGTTCGTTTACACTCTGAATCAATTACAGGTCGTCAAGGTTATGCGGCTGGTTACAAACGTCCAGTTGAACTTGAGATGCTTGACCCAACGGGTGTTGTTATTGAGAAATGGTTATTAGACGGAACAATGTTAACAAATGTAGGGTTTGGTGACTTGGGTATGGATGATGATGGTATTGCTGAAATTACAGCAACACTTCGTTTTGACCGTGCTATTTTGTTATTCTAGGAACTATTTGATTATCAAATACTTATAAAATATTTTAAAAATAGCTTTATCAAAAGCTTGACTTGTTAAAATTCTTTTAGTATATTTAGATTAAATTATAAATATATTAAAAGAATTTTTATTTTATGGTAATTTGTAAAGAATGCGGATGTGAATTTGATAATTTAGATTCACTAAGAAGACATAGAAGTCAAAAACATGGTATAAACGCTGAACAAACATATATTGATTATGTTTTAAATGGTGTTAAACCATCTTGTAAATGTGGTTGTGGTGAAAAACCTAAATATATGGGTATTGATGTAGGATTTAAGGATTATATTCGTGGTCACGCATCAAGAGTTAATAATAACTGGGGGCACAATCCAGAAGCTATACGCAAATCACATGAAAAACAAAAAAAGATGTACGAATCTGGTGAGTTAAAAATATGGAATAAAGGTTTAACAATGGATGACCCTAGAGTTAGGGATAATATTCAAAAAACCATGTCTAATCCAGAAAGAAGTAAAAATATTTCAAAAGCATTAATTGGTTTATCTAAAAGTGAAATACATAAATTAAAATTAAAAGAAAAATCTAAGCTTAGATGGTTAAATCTGGAAGAAAGAGAAAAGCAATCACATAGAAGGATGGAATATATTATTAAGAATGGTTTTGAGACTAAATCAAAACTTGAGGACAAATTTGTTAAAATTTTATTAGATGAATTCAATTTGATTGAAGAAATTGATTATTACAGACAGTACTACGTAAGAGAAATTAAGTCTTTATATGATATAAAAATTAAAGGTAAACAAATCATGATTGAGATTGACGGTGATTTTTGGCATTGTAACCCTAACTCTAATTTTTCAGAACCAATTTATGATGTTCAAAAAAATAATTTAAAGCAAGATATTGTAAAAAATGAGTGGTGTGATAAAAATAATATTAAGTTATTGAGATTTTGGGAGACTGATATAAAAACCAATAGAGCTGAAGTAGTGAAAATTTTAAAAAAAGAATTAAGTTTATGATATTTATTACTAAATAATAAAACTTAATTTAATAGTACATGGCAAAGGCTAGGAAAGAAGGGAAACCGAAAAGAAATAGAACTAATTTAGTTAAGAAACTAAATAGAATCGAAAAAAATAAAGAATTAATAAACCAAATTGAAAAGGCTTCTAAGTAATTAGAAGCTTTTTTATTTACAAAAAATATTATTGTATTATATTTATTTTTAAAATATAATAATAAAAAATAGTTTTAACATGGATAAAAAACCAAATGTTTTTCCTACTAATACTGGTGGGGTACCTCAAACTAATACTGAAAAAAAATTAACACCAGAGGAATTTGAACAAGAAAAGATTAAAGTGGCTAATGAAATATACGAGTCAACAAAAAATGAATCTGATGTTACACCAACCCATTTATCGGCTGTTGAAATGATGCGTTTAAGAACTGAAGCACAGTTAACACAAAGAAACCAATATGGTATTGTTGTTGACCAATCTTTGGCTGAAGTTACTCCAAATAAAAATAAAACTGTTATTCAAGACTATGCTGAACAAAATAAAGATAGAAATGACGAACAGATAAGACTTAGGGATGAACAATTAGCAAAGAATTTAGAGATGACAAGAAAATACAATGAAATGTCAGAACAATCTATGAATAATATGAATCAACATAAAAAACCAGAACAAGTAATGGAAAACACACAACAAACACAGAACTATAACACACAACAACAAACTTATAGTTCACCTGCTGTACAACAAACAACACAGCAAACTTATCAAAATTATGGTCAGGCACCTTCAAATATTGACCCATATATTCTAGAATTGAGTCAGCCTAACTATAATGCACCTTTTGATGTTATACCTTTGCCTTCTATGGGTAAGTTGTATAGAAACAAAAAACATAGCATTAAAGTTGCTTATATGACAACTTCTGATGAAAA